TCTCCCCCCGACCTCTAGACCGGGGGTCAATACCCCGCGAGGAGGCAGCAAATGACCGTTCTGGACGAGACGAACGTGTCGATCGAGGCCGCGATCCGCGACAAGACGATCGACCCGCAGATCGCCGCAGGACCGATCGCCGCCCTTCGTACTCTGGCCGCACGGATCGACGAGGACCGCCCCACCGACAACGTGTCGCTGCCGACGTACCTCCGCACGTGCGCCGAACTTCGCCTGACACCGGCGAGCCGGGAAGCGCTCAAGAAGGAGGAGGGTGGTGGCAGCAAGCTCGCCAAGCTCCGCTCGGTCCAGGGCGGCAAGCCGGCCTAGGCGCATCGGCTCCGAGCAGCCGCGCATCTTCACCCCCCCGCTCCGCAAGCTCACCCCTAAGACCACCCTCGGCTTCGCGGCCATCGAGTTCGCTGAGGATGTGTGCAGCGTCGAGCTGTACCCCTGGCAGAAGTGGCTCCTGATCCACGCTCTCGAGCTGCTGCCCGACGGGTCGTTCCGCTTCCGCAACGTCGTCATCCTCGTCGCTCGCCAGAACGGCAAGTCGATGCTGTCGGTGATCCTGAGCCTGTTCTTCATGTACGTCCTCGGTCGCGAGCTGGTGATCGGCACCGCTCAAGACCTCGACGTCGCCGAGGAGATCTGGCAGGAGGCGGTCGACCTCGTCGAGGAGACCCCCGAGCTGGACGCCATGAAGGACCGCGTCATCAAGGTCAACGGCAAGAAGGCCCTCGAGCTCACCACCGGCGAGCGCTACAAGGTCAAGGCCGCGAACCGACGTGCCGGCCGCGGGTTGTCCGGCGAGCTGATCCTGCTCGACGAGCTCCGCGAGCATCAGTCCTGGGACGCCTGGGGCGCCATCACGAAGACGACGATGGCCCGCCCCAACGCCCAGGTGTGGGCGCTCTCCAACGCTGGCGATGCCACCTCGATCGTCCTGCGCTACCTGCGCAAGAAGGCACACCTCGCACTCGGCGATCCTGACGGACTGCTCGAGCCGGGCGAGCTGGTCGAGACGCCGGACGAACTCGACGACGACTACGAGGACGACGACTCGCTTGGCCTGTTCGAGTGGTCGGCCCGGCCTGGGTGTGCGGTGACTGACCGCGACGGATGGGCGGAAGCGAACCCCGCCCTGGGTCACGGCATGGTCACCGAGCGCTCGCTGGCCTCGGCGCAGAGCACGGATCCCGAGTGGATCTTCCGCACCGAGTGCCTGTGCCAGTGGTCGGACGGGTCGCTCGAGGGCCCCTTCCCGCCTGGCAAGTGGGAGGCGGGGGTCGACGAGGAGTCGGCCATCGCCGCTGACTCGCCACGGGCGCTGTGCGTCGACACCTCTCACGACCGCTCGATGACCTACATCGGCATCGCCGGCTTCCGTGAGGACGGCGCCCCGCACGTCGAGGTCATCGCTCAGCGCGCCGGCACGTCGTGGGTGGCGGGCTGGTTCGACGAGAAGCCGGACCGCAAGGACTACGGGCCGGTGACTCTGCAGGCAAGAGGCGCCCCCGTCTCGTCGCTGCTGGACGAGCTCACCGAAGTCGACGGCCTGACCGTTGTCGAGTGGGGCGGATCCGGGCTCGGCGTGGCCACGGGCGCCATGTTCGACATCGTCTCCGATCCACAGCACGGCGGGCTCTACCACCGCCCGCAACCAGCACTCGACATCGCCGCCGCCACCGCAGTCGTGAAGCGACTGACCGACGGAGCGACGGTCTGGAACCGCACGAAGTCACCAACCGATATCGCCCCACTCGTCGCCGTCACCGGCGCCCTGTGGCTGTTGAGGCAGAAGACAGAGGAGCCGACGAGATCGGCATACGAAGACGCCGGCCTGACGGTCGTTTAGCCAGGAAGGGTTGGTGATGGTGTGGGCTTCCGCGATCTCATCTCAGCTCTGACCGGCAACGGCCCCGCCGTTGCCCCCAACGGAGTGCCCGTCGAGTACCGCGTCTATGGCGAGGAGCTCGAGGGTGTCCTTGGCATGTCGCCTGAGCGTCTGTGGCGTACGCAGCCCAACCTCCGCACGGTCGTCTCCTTCATGGCGCGCAACGTCGCACAGCTCGGCCTCCACACGTTCGAGCGCGTCAGCGACGACGACCGACGCCGGGTCCGAGGTGGTCCGATCGCCTCGCTCCTCAAGAACCCGAACGAGTCGATGACCGGCTACGAGCTGATCAACACGCTCGTCTCGGACCTCGGCCTCTACGACGAGGCGTACTGGTGGATCACCGAGGACGCCGACCGCGAGTCTGGTTGGCGCATCGACCCCATCCCGCCGTCGTGGGTCATCAACCGGATCGGCGGGAACGCCTTCACCGGCCCGGCGTCGTACGACGTCCGCACGTCGACCAACAAGAAGGCGCAGCGGATCCCGGCATCCGAGATGCTCGTCTTCCACGGCTGGAACCCGGGCGCGCCCGCTCGAGGCGCGTCGCCGGTAGAGGCCCTACGCGAGATCCTTGCCGAGCAGATCCAGGCGTACCGCTTCCGCGAGCAGATGTGGCGCCGCGGCGGTCGTGTCGGCACGGTCCTCGAGCGCCCGAAGGACGCCCCTACGTGGTCGCCTGACGCCCGGTCCAAGTTCGCGAAGGACTGGCAGTCCCAGTGGGCCGGCAATGGCTCGAAGGCTGGCGGCACTCCCATCCTCGAAGACGGGATGAAGCTGAGCCGCGTCGGGTTCTCTGCCCGCGAGGAGGACTGGGTCGAGGCGGCGAAGCTGTCCCTGTCCACCTGCGCCAGCGTCTACCACCTGAACCCGACGATGGTCGGCGTCCTGGACAACGCGAACTACAGCAACGTCCGCGAGTTCCGCCGGATGCTCTACGGCGACTCGCTGGGCCCGGTCCTGGCGATGATCGAGGACCGCATCAACACCTTCCTCCTCCCCCGCCTCAACGCAGCACCCACGGAGTACGTCGAGTTCAACCTCGACGAGAAGCTGCAGGGCTCGTTCGAGGAGCAGAACCAGGCCATGCAGTCGGCCATCGGTGCCCCGTGGATGACCCGCAACGAGGGTCGCGCGCTCCGCAACATGCCGGCGATCGACGGTGGCGACGACCTCATCACGCCACTGAACGTCCTTGTGGGTGGTCAGGCTTCCCCGGTCGACTCTGGCACTCAGAACCAGCTCTCTGCGCCGCGACAGCCGGTCAAGGCCAAGGCTCGCGCGCCGCAGTCGTACGACGCCAAGGCGCAGGAAGTCCTCACGAAGTTCTTCCGTCGGCAGAAGGCGGTCGTGCTGTCAGCTCTCGGCGCCAAGGCCGACGCCGACTGGTGGGACGTGAAGCGCTGGGACAAGGAACTGACCGACGACCTGCTTCGCCTGGCTGTGGCCACCACGACCAAGGTTGCGGCCGACACGCTCGGCGCCCTCGGCGTGGATCCCGGCACGTACGACGAGGCTCGCACCCTGGCCTTCCTGAACGAGGTGGCCAAGTCCCGCGCCTCAATGATCAACGCCACCACCAAGGACCAGCTCGACAACGCCCTCTCGTCCGATGACGAGGAGGTGACGCCGGCGCACGTCTTCGACGTCGCCGAGTCCGACCGGGCCGTGTCCGGCTCCGCAGCGTTGGTGACGACCTTCTCGGCCTTCGCCACCACCGAAGCCGCCAAGCAGGTCGCTGGCGATCGAGCGACGAAGACGTGGATCGTCACGTCGAGCAAGCCGCGGGCAGAGCACGCGGCCATGAACGGCGAGACGGTCGGCATTAACGAGACCTTCTCGAATGGCGCGAACTGGCCAGGTGACCCCGTGCTCGGCGCGGACGGTGTCGCGGGGTGTCAGTGCGACGTCGAAATCGACATCCCCTAGCGCCCGAGGAGGGCCGTCATGCAGTTCAAGACTAGACCCGTCTCGGTCAAGGCAGTCGACGCCGAGGAAGGGACATTCGAGGCCATCGTCTCGGTGTTCGGCAACAAGGATTCCTACGGCGACATCGTCCAGCCTGGCGCGTTCGCCGACACCCTCGCGGAGTGGGAGGCCTCAGGCAACCCGATCCCCGTCTACTGGTCGCACCGCATGGACGATCCCGACTTCAACATCGGCCACGTGCTCGAGGCCAAGGAGACCGCCGACGGTCTCTGGGTCAAGGCGCAGATCGACACCACCGGCGGCAAGGGCGCCCAGGTGTACCGGCTGCTCAAGGGCCGTCGCGTCACGCAGTTCTCGTTCGCCTACGACGTCGTCGATGGCGGCTTCGAGAAGGCCGAGGACGAGGACGAGTTCTACGCGCTGCGCAAGCTCAAGCTCTACGAGGTCGGCCCCACGCCGATCGGCGCCAACCAGGAGACCGAACTCCTGGCCGTCAAGACTGCCGTCGACCTGATCGACGGCGTCGCCCGCAGCATCACGGCTGACCGCAAGGCCGGCCGTGTCCTGTCGGCGAAGAACGAGACCGAGCTCCGCAAGGCGCACGAGGCCATCGGCAACGTGCTCTCGGCGCTCGGCTCGACCGAAGAAGAAGACCAGGAGAAGGCCAGCGGTCACACCGAGGCCAAGTCCGCCAGCAGCGACGAGGAGCCCGCCGGGGCCAAGTCGAGTGCGGCCGACGAGGAGCCACGGGTCAACCCGTCCGCAAAGAACCTGGCGCACCTGTCACTTCTAGCCCTCACCGAGTGAAGGCAGAGAGGGGTTCCCAATGAACCTCAAGGAACAGCGCGCCGCCAAGTTCAAGGCAGCGCAGGACATCGTCAGCGGCGCGAAGGATCGCGACCTCACCGACGACGAGCAGAAGTCGTTCGACGCCCTGATCGCCGAGGTCAAGGAGTTCGACGCCAGCATCAACCGTGCGACCGCCAGTGCGATCGCACGCAAGGCGCTCGGAGATCTCTCGGAGGACGAGAAGCACGACGACGCTCCCGGCAAGGAGCCCGCCGTCAAGTCGCTGGGCGAGCACGCTGCCAAGCACATGCACGCGCGGCTCAAGGAGATCAAGGGCGTCAGTGGCGCCAGCGTCTCCGCGCCGGAGTTCAAGGCCGCCACCGACACGCACGTCACCGGCGCCTGGGCCAACCCGGTCATCAACGAGTACGACCGGACCATCGTCCGCGGCGTCCGTCCGCGCCTGGTGGTCTCGGACCTGCTCGGGTCGGGCACGCTGTCCGGCAACGCCATCAGCTACTTCGTCGAGGCTGCGCTCGAGGGCGCGTTCACGACCGTCGCTGAGGGTGCGGCCAAGCCGCAGCTGCACGTCGTCGACCCGACGATGACGACCGACGTCCTCAAGAAGATCGCCGGCTGGATCAAGCTGACCGACGAGATGACCGAAGACCTCGACTTCTTCGTCTCGGAGATCAACCAGCGCCTGCTCTACGAGCTGGCCAAGTTCGAGGAGGCGCAGCTGCTCAACGGCAACGGCACCGGCTCGAACGTGCTCGGCCTGCTCAACCGGGTCGGCGTCCAGACCGAGGCCACCGGCACCGTCGCCTCGGGCGACACTGGCGCGGACGCCCTGTTCCGTGCGATGACCAAGGTGCAGACCGGCGGGGGCGAGGATGCCGACGGCATCATCCTGCACCCGACCGACTACCAGAACCTGCGTCTGGCCAAGGACGCCAACAAGCAGTACTACGGCGGCGGCTACTTCGCCGGCCAGTACGGCTCGGGCACCCTGCAGGACCAGCCCCCGGTCTGGGGTCTGCGCACGGTCGTCACCCCGGCGATCACAGCTGGCACGGCGCTCGTGGGCGCGTTCGGCACCGCTGCGACCGTCTACCGCAAGGGCGGCGTGCGCGTCGAGTCGACGAACTCCCACGCCTCGGACTTCACGAGCAACCTCGTGACCGTCCGCGCCGAGGAGCGCGTCGCGCTGGCCGTCCGTCGGCCGTCGGCGTTCGTCAAGGTCACCGTCACCAACGCACCGTGATCTGACCCCAGGGCGGGGCGGCAACCCCGCCCCGCCCTGGGTCACCCCCCTCCAACTTCACTTCGACTGGCGGGAGCCGACTGTGAGCAGCGAACTCAAGCTCTACGAGTTGACGATCAACGGCATCACCCACACGATCCAGGCCGACGAGGCGTACGCCAAGCGTTACGGCCTGACCGAGGCCAAGGCCGCCGAGAAGCCGGCCAACAAGGCCCGCGCGCCCCGGAACAAGCAGGGCTGACGCATGGCCGACCTGGCGACACTGGCAGATTGGGACGCCTACCAGGAGCGTCTACCTGCCGCACTCATCGCGCAGGTCGAGGCCGCGGTCCGCTCCTACTGCGGATGGCACATCGCGCCGTCCGTCACCGAGACCATCACGGTCGACGGGCAGGGCGGACGCGTCCTCGCCCTGCCCACCTTGCACCTGACCGCTGTCACCACAGTGAGCAACGGTGGCGACGCGGTCACCATCACCGACGTCGACTGGTCTGAGGCGGGATACCTCGAGCTCCGATGCGGGCACTGGACGTGCCGCCCGCGCGGAGTCGTCGCGACCATCACGCACGGCTACGACACACCCCCCGCCGAGGTGGTGGGCGTCATCATGCAGGTCGCGTCACGAGCCTCCTCGTCCCCAGCCGGCATCACGCGAGAGCAGGCCGGCTCGGTCTCGTTCTCGTACGCCCTCACGGCCCCCGGCGTGTCCGGCGGCGTCGCGCTCCTCGAGCACGAGCGGGCGATCCTCGACCACTACCGCATCCCACCGAGGGCCTGATGCTCCCCTCCTTCGCGCGGCAGACGGTCACCGTCCTGACCGCGCAGACGATCAACGACCACGGGCACGTCATCTCCGACTGGTCCGTGCCGCCGATCGAGACCCCTGTGGCTGGCTGCTCGTTCCAGCCCGGAGGCGGGGTCGACGACCTCATGAACCGCGACGGCACCGAGCAGACCGGCGTCCTCTACATGCCCGCCGGCACTGCCATCGACTCGTCACAGCGGGTCCGTGTCGGCGCCAAGGACTACGAGGTCGACGGCGACCCGGAGGACTGGCAGATCGGCGTCGGGACCATCGACCACGTACTCGTTCGACTCAAGCGCTGGAGGGGATGACATGGCCAAGGTCCGCATCTCCGTCAACCGCAACGGTGTCGGCGAGATCCTCAAGTCCGACAAGGTCCGTGCGGAGCTGGAGCGTAGAGCTCAGGCCATCGCCGACTCTGCTGGCGAGGGCTTCGAGGCCGACTCGCTCATCGGTGCTACCCGCGCTCGGGCCTCCGTCCGCACGGCCTCCTTCGAAGCCATGCAGGCCGAGGCCAAGGATCGAGTCCTAACCCGAGCGATCGAGGCCGGCCGTGCCTAACGTCGGCGCGTTCGTCGATGTCGAGCAGTTCCTGATCGACAACCTCTCGGTCGGCGTGCCGGTCTCG